CGCTTTAGCTAATTCCTCATTAAACCATGCGTCTATACTGGAAACTTCCCCATCTATTTGTTTAGTAATATTCTTGAAATTAACTCCATATTTTTCTTTAAAATCTTTTTTAAGACTTTTAGTGGTCGGTGGATCAACCGCAGGTGTATCAGGTATTACTTCTGGTGTTGAATTATCATCTACTGTTATATCTTCAGCTATGACATCTCCCGCAGGGGTTTGCTCTTCTACTATTTTTTCCGAAACTAATCCAGTATCCCCTGTATCCAATGCTCCACCTTTTAGCCCCACATTCGCATCTTTCTTTGGTGTGGTGGCTGGGATCTTTTCCAGGCTATTATCTTCCTTTTCTTTCTCTTCTTCCTCTCCTACTAGTTCAAACCCTTTTGGAATAGGTGTATATGTTTCTTCTTCTACTAATTCAAATCCTGCTGGAATATCATCTATATTCATATTATATAATTTAAGATTTTTTTCTTATTTTTCTACCATCAGGTAATGTAATAACTTCTCCTGGTTTAACTTTAGATAATCTTTGCTCATCTCCTAAGAAATCATCCATTTTTCTATCGTATTCTTCTGCCGTTCCTTTATATGTTTTATCAAAACTTGTTCCACTTCCATATTTTTCTTCCCACGCGTCAGGATTTTGACTTTGTCGTTGTACGTCTACAGCATTATTATTTATAGACATAGTGGCTAAGTAATCTAATATTGGTTCATAGTAAGTTTCATAATACGCTTTATAAGCTTGGGTACCATACATTGGAGGTTCCATTGGGTATTCTAAACCCTTAGTTAAACTATTAGGCATCTTATCTTCCCAAATGCTTTCTCCGTATTGTCCAATCATTTTTTCAAATCCTCCTCCTGTACGAAATTCCTTAGATGGTTTACCACTTTTCCAATCCATTCTATATGCGCCCATCATAGCACTTTTTAAATCATTTTCTTGATCTATACTCATAGTTCTAACAGCTTCAGGACTATTAGGATCAACACCATCTTGTACTTTAGTATAAGTATCTATCATTTCATCTTTGTGATTCTTTGTAAAAGCATTATAATTGTTAGTCATACCTTTTGATAGATCAGGCACATATCTTAAGTAAGGATTATTTTTATCTTCCATTGCAGCGTTAAATTCTTTAATGTTTAACCTTGCACCAGTTTTGTTATCCACTAAAATTATAGTTCCTCCTTCATGTATCAAATCTATGTCTTGTCCAGAAGCTCCTCCAGACGCTATCTTCTTTAAAATTGCTAATTGTCCTGGAGGTGCGCCAGTAACACTTAAAGTGTTCGCAGCTCCCATACCATTTTTACCAGCAACATCAGCAGCTTCAGTAATAGCTTGAGCAGTTGCTAAAACCTTTGGAATAGCTTTACCATAATCGTCTATTAAGTTTTTTATACTAGCTAAATCTCTTTTACCTAATTGCGCATCCTTCATTGTGCCATTGTCCAAATGAGTTTTTATAGTGCTATAGTTACTAATTAAATCTCCAAAGAAAACTTCTGCTTTAGCATCATATCCAGCATAAGATGTAGTAAATCCACCTACTTTCTCATACAACTTATTTTCCTCTTTTAACACTGCTTTATTAAACTTTCTCATTGCGTTTTTCTTAGCTTGAAGCATGTTTATACCACCTTGTACTACAGATTTCAAATTTGTCTCTAATTCAGAAGGTGCTTGAGCATTTTGTTGTTGAATAGTATTTCTTTCTTTAACGCTTCTCATAGCACTCTCTGCTACTTTTTGACCAGTTTGTTGAGGATCTTTATAACTCATTTTTTATTATTTTATATTTCACCGTATAAATTAAGCTCCATCATAGCCGCGTTACTCGCGTCAACTCTTGCTCTTTGGTTGTCTAACTCTTTCGCAGCTCTATCAATATCTTGTTGATCTCTAGCATCTTCTATAGCAAATTTATATTTCTCACCTTCAGCTTTTGCTTTCGCTACATTAGCAGCACCTTGTGCAGCTGCTTTTTGATTAGCAGCTTCTTGTTGTTGAATGTTAGCTGAAATTCCTCTTTTACTTTTTAAAGCTGCTTGGGCTAACGCTGTGGCTCCACCTGCACCTGCGCCTGAAGCTTGCATAGCGTCTAATGTGTTAGCTAAAGCTATATCTGTTTCCTCTGCTTGAAATTCTGCAGCTTGTGTTGCAACTCCTAAATTGGCGAATTCATTAGCTAAGTTTTCATAAGGATTAAAAGCATCTTTTCTAGCTGCTTTTGCAGCTTCCAAAGCAAGTTCTTTTCCTTGTACTTCATCCTGCATGGCGTCTCGATGTTTTTCCATCAAACCCTTTTCATGTTCCTGTTGTTGTTTGGTTATTTGACTTGCATTATTATCACACCCCATATTCTTATATTTTTTTAATTATCTTATATAGTGGATCTTTATCCACATACCAATTTTTCTTATTAAAAGTTGCTATTAAACTTTTATTATCACTAACAGTTATTATATATTTTTTACCTGATTTTTTAATCATTTCTTCAGCTACATTTATTAATGTATATAAAGCTTTTGCTCTAGTTATTTTACTACATTTCTTATCTGATATGATCCAATCTAACCATACCATATTAGAGTTACTCCAAAATAAAAAACCAGCAATAATAGGTTTATTACCATCTTCTATCATTATACCACTTCTACCATTATCTGGTAACATATCTTGTGGAACTGGATCCCATCCCCAATCTTTCCACCAGGTTACGAGTAAATCGTAATCATTCTCTGTAAGTGATCTTACGTTTAATTTCATTTAATTTAATTTAATATGACGATGTTACAAAATTACTTGCAGCAGCCCAAAGTTCTTTAGGTCCACCTAGTTGGGTTGTATCATCTGTTTCTATTTTTACTGTAGCAAAGTATCCTTTTATACCACTCATTTGAGCACCAAACAATATTTCCCCAGCCATTGCTGTGGAATTATTTCTCAAATTAGCTACATATCTATTTTCTTTTCTATCAAATCCAGCTCTTAAAGTGTAACCAGTGTTAGCGTCAACATAAGATCCTTCATCATAACTTTTTATCGATAGTATATCATCATTGCTTTGAACATATGTAGGTGTACCATCTGGATTAGGATCTTGACCAGTGAAGCCTGACACATAAGATACAACTTCCCAACCATTGCTACCTTCATAAGAAATGGTGTTAAAGTTTTTCATTACATCTGGTTGTGGATTAAACACAAAAGTAACATTAGATGGTTCTCTAGTTCCATAAAACACTCCTCTATTATTAGCAGCTGGTTCAGCATAATGCTCGTATAATTCTGTACTATTTACAGTGCTAGAAGCTTGTTTACCTACACTATAGAACTTGTTTATCAAACTAAACATTTCATTAGGTTTATAAGTAAAAAAGCTAACCCAACCATTGATTTCTTCGTCAAATCCTAATGTCGAGAATGAAGAAGCTTCTGTAGTAACTTGATTAGGAGATTCTTGTAAAGAAACTACATAGTTTTTATTATGTATATCCCATCCACCTTTAACTTTACTTTTAGTGTTATACGAAAAAGTTATAGTACCACTTAGTGTAGATGTAAACAGCTGAGAATAATATATTTCTGTGTTTAAACCATTAACTGCTACGTAAGTTATGTATCCATCTTGCCCATCTATTTTCATCCCAGGGGTTATATTCTGTCCTGATGTAATACTAGATGTTAATATAGTGACTAAAGTAGTAGTAGTCGCTCCTCCACTCACATATGTTGCTGTAAAAGTCTGTGAAGTGTTACCTGAACTCAACGCTGCTAACTCATCTCTAAAATAATCTCTCATTCCATACATACTAATTTCAGTTAAACCGTCATTAGATAATCTCACTATAGAATTACGATTTTTATCTGCAAAGTATTTCCTATAGTTATATATTGCAAAAGATTCGGGATTTTTACTTATTCCATATTCACCTTTGTATGGAACGAATTGACCTACAACGGCAGCACCAGCTTGTGTTTGTGTACCACTCTCAGTAGTGTATATAGTATCCTTATCTATTAACGCACGATGAATTCTGTTTTCTTGAAATACTATTAAGTTAGTTTCTTCAGCATATGTTTTTTGAATAGACCCAAAAACAGGATCTATTGTTTTAGTTATAGCATCACCAACAGAGAATACATTAGTTTGGTTTACACCTGTTCTTGAGTTGTAAACACCAGAATAAATAAGACTACTAATTCTATTTTGTTGTAAAGGGTTTTCTTCATCTAAATAAGCCCTAGCACCTTGATCAGTAGATACATTATTATAACCACCTCTTATCCTTGATTCTTCTATATAATAATTCTTTTCACTATAATCAGTACTTGCAATTCCTGTTACATCTAACACACCAGGATAAGCAACACCAGGAAAAGCTGACACCTCATCAAAGTTGGCTGATCTTATCTTTTTTAGTAAAAATGTATTAAAAAAATCTATTTCTATAACTGTTGACATATTTGTTATTTTAACTAGGAACTGTTGGATAAGGTGGATCTGGAGCAACTGGATTTGCACTACTACCTGCATCAATCGCAATATTTAACTCAGAAATTAATCCACTTGTAGAAGTTTCATAATATATTTGTAATCTAGACTCTAAAGGATCAACTTCTGCAATAGCTAGCGTAGAATAAGTAGCAGTATATTCTGCACCAATTTGTTTATTGTAAGTACTTAATCGCGCTATAGGGGGATTACTAGCTGGGTTATAAATTCCAGTAGCTGCATATGGTGGTCCAACTGCGAATCCAGAAGGGCTTATATCAGCTAATTTACCTATAGTGTCTGCTGTGATATAATGTTCACCTAAGTTGTATTGAATATTATAACTTGTAGTTCCTGTTCCAGCAACTCGAGGGTATAGTAAAGTATCACTAGTTCTAAATTGCGTTTGTTCAGGTTGAACTTCTGCTAAATCCGTAGGTATTTTATTTATATTATCACTAAATAAAGTAGTGTAAGATTCATCATAATTATTACTAATACTATTTGGACTACCAGAAAGTATATTAGGTAGATATGCGTTATAATATTCTTGTTTAAGTTGTTTTACTACAACTTTATAACTGTACCAACCAAGTTTGTTTTCTGGACCATTTATAGTAATAGTAGTATCAATAGCTATAGTCACGTTTGAAGAAACAGTTATAGTGTTAGTAACAGTATCAATAGCTTTTATACTTACAACTGTTCCACCTCCTAAATCTATAATATCTCCTACGGCTATATTAGGGTCTAAACTAGAAACAACAATATTATCACTAGAAGTTACTGCCGGTGTTACCACTGCTGTATAAGTACCACTTTTATATAAACCAGGATAACCATCAGCATAGGAAACAGAACTAGGTATTTCACTTCTAAATAATACTTTTAACGAATCTCCAAACCAATTTTGAGGAATAGTGTTATCATCTGCAGACTTGTATGGGTTGAAAATAGTGGAGCTATCATAGTTTTCTCCACCAACTTCATATTGATAATCCGTGATAGAAGATAGGACAACATCTGATTGTCTACCATATCTATCAGCTAGTACAATTCCAATTTGATAAGTTCTATTTTGTTTTACATTATGTGTAGGGTAAGCTACTGTACAAAAACTAGTATTACTAGTTATTAATCTAATCTTAGGAGATATTTGAACACTGTAATCTAAGTTTTCTGGAGGTGTATGCTTATCTATAAAATTACCATATATTAATCTATTACCACTAGTAGATTGAGTCATTGCTCTTATTGGAACTTTGTCAAAAACTCTTAAAGTTTCTCTTTCTGGTAAGGTTTTAAACGGTCGTCTAGATTGATAATCGAAGCTATATACTGTACTACTATTACCAGTTATAGATGAATCAGTTACTGATATAGTTTCCAATACTTGTATAGCTAACCCGTCAGATTCTTTATATAGTATTTCTAAATCTGAAATTTTTAACTTACTTGCCAATTCATTTACCGCATAAGGTGTAGGTATTTTAACCTCTACACTTTGAACTTTATTCTCAAAGAAACTCACTATAGTGCTAGCTCTTATTTGTTCTTCTTGTGATATATAGTTTGTTGCATTAGCCCCATTCCCAATTTCAGATCTTATATATCCATCTTGTTTAGGGATAAAGGCTGGTTGAGTGAATGGAGATATAACAGAATATTCTCCATCTTCAAATCTAAACCTATAAGCAAATCTTACAAATTTATCTGATAAAAACGTGGGATCACCTGGCCAACTACTAGTATAATTAGGATTAGGATCAGAAAATTCTATTTTGTCAAGAGCAGCTACAGTGTTAACTCCAGTAGTTATATCTTTATCAACTACCACTGTGGTAGGAGTTGGATTACTTATTGTTAGTACAGTTTCATTTATATTGCCAGGACAAGATACTTTCATGTTGGCCGATATACCTAAAGCAGAAATAGGATTAGTAAATGTTATTGTAAAAGGTGCAACTACAGTAGTACTCACAAAGTCTGCAGCTAAACTAGGTGTAAGGAAAGGTTCGGTAACATTTTTAGATGTTGGAAAATAACAATCCACTGTTGCTCCAGATAAAGCAGGGGATAACACTTGAGAAGTTACAAATTCATTAGCGGTATAATCAATTTCTCTTACGAAAATTGGTAAATTATTTACATATGGTAATTTTAATTCCATACCTATTCGTAAATCTGTTACATCAGTAGCACTTTGGGTGAATGTACCAACATGTGAAACGTTTTCTAGTGTTATATAATCATATAGATAAGGGGCTTGATAAGGATAGTATTTAGCTACAGATATTTGATCTTCAGTTGTGTAATGGGTAGAACTCGCAATAGCTTTTGTAATATTAATTTTTCTAGGTTGATTTCTATTGTCAGTCCAAAACAAAAGTTCTTCTATTAAATCTATTCCATATATCGGGTGAGTTTTAGATAAATTTAGAAATCTACCTTCTACTAATACTTTATACCTATCTCCTGGGGAAACCGCTCTGTTATCAAACATTAATATATAACAAGCAGCACCATAAGGAGCAGGATTATCCAGCTCGTTAGAAGATACATCTGTGTAATTAGTAGCCATAAAGAAAGCTCTATCATTTTTCTCCTCTATAGTATAACCAATAATTTCTAAATTACCAACTGTATTTAAACTCCAATTAGTGATAAATTTATTACCTAATATATTCTCCAATGCTCCTACATCTTCTCCTTCAGATCTACTTATTTGAACATTTTCCGCATTTCTATATTCTCCTTTAGACAATAATCTATCGTCTAAGTCCTTGTTCATTTTTGATTTAACAAAAGTATTTCTTATTTCTGCCATGATTAATGTTTAATCCATTTAGATTTCCCTCTAAATACTTGAACTATTTCATCTAATTTAATGTTAGATAATCTTATTTTAGCATTTCTTAATTTAGCTGATCTTTCTCTTTTATATCGTTGAACAATGTACTCTTGAGTGTTAGCACGTGAAGATAGTATAGAATGGTTGATATGAGCATATAGTGCATCCTCGGCCATCTTAGGCACCTTAGAATCCATGTCATAAGCTAGTCCATCAGAAATGTATTCAAATACTATAAGTTTATTCGCTAAATCACTTGAGAAACTAAACTTACCAGTTCTTTCATTTATTTGAAACCACCCATTTCCTTGAGAATATTGAGGGTCTAATCCATAACGTCTGCCATAAGCTAATTTCCACCAAGCATAATCCCATACATTCGTATTGTTTACATCTAATTGACCCGTAAGATTATCTGGATTGTCTGAATCCCATCTCTCTTCTGTTATAGATTGTTCAGCTTCTGTGTTTTGTCCAAAAGAATCCTGAGTAGGTACTCCTTGTGCATCTTGAATTGGTAGTTCAGTTGGGGAAGAAGTAATATTATTTACAGGAAAAATTATTCTTTGTACTCCATCATCATCAATCCAAGAGCATCTAACATAATTTACATAATCTTGTGGAATAAGTACAGATAAGTTAGGAGGAATAGTTAGTTCTTGAGACTTAATGCTTTTTAAAGTGTCGTAACTAAACTCTTGTAAACCTCTTTTTGCATGGAATATTACATCTGACCTTTTGACTCTAGGTATTAACTTATCTAAACCTACATAAGCCACCATAAAATTATTTACAACATCAGTTAAACTTATATATTCATAACTACCATAATTAGCTTCAATAGCTGGTTGGATTAAGGTAACTATAACTTGATCAGTAGGTATTAATGGTGCTACAAGAACTATTTGATTTAAAACTGTAGTAGATAAACTATAATCAGTTGTTTCTACTAATAGTACACCATTTTTTGTAACAGAATAATTAGCATTAGATACATGTGCCACTGTAGCAACAAGATCAGTGTTGAAAGTACATGTTATGTTACTACCTGTAATAGCATTGAAAATTTGTTGCCCAGAATAATACTGCGCGTTTGTTTCAGTTAATAGTCCCATGTTTTATTATCTTTTAGTATTAGCTTCGTTTGCAGCAAGTTCTTGTGCTGCAGCTTGAACAATTTGTGGATCTCTTATTACAACACCTGCGTACTTAAGTATTTCTAATATTACCTCTGTTTGTTGACTGTCACTAATTTCAAAATTAGTAGAATACATTGTACCTTGTAATAAATCTGATGCTTGTAAAGTTATAACTAGCGCTTGTGTCAATCCACCACCACTAAAAGTTATAGTATCTCCAACGTTATATCCATAGCCGACATCACTAGCAGAGACTACCGCTGCAGTAACGTTCCCACCAAATATTGTTATAGTTATTTTACCATCTGTTCCACCACCACTAGATATAGCTGGTTCATATACGTACGATCCATCAGCACCACCAGTTCCAGGAGTAGTGACAGAACTCATTAGACTACTACTAGCCACTAAACTAGATGCTTTGGTTGGATCATAAATATATTGATCTAAACCTCCTATTGTATAGCCCCATCTCACGTCGTTTGGCTTTCTAATGTAGTTAAATGTAACATCAGAAGCAGCAAATGTAGACGCTGCAGGAAATACAGTTATCTTATCTTCTTTATGTTTAGCTATAGGGAAACTTAGTGAAGGTTTTGTAATTGGAGATAAAGTTTGTTGGGTATAATCTCTAGCGCTGACTATTTCTAGTTCTGGTGATCCTAACCCTTTGTTATAATTTACAGATCCAAATCTGTGTAAATCTAAAGGTTGGTTATAAACATTAGTAGTTGGAACATTAGAAGCATTCTCTGATTTTTCAAACACTTGGAATTCTTCATGTATATGATCCATTCTTGATGCGAATTCTACATCTGTTTTAGGCATACGTGTATATTGGTTATAGTCCTCAAAGAAGTTTTCAAATATCTCTAGCTGAACTTGAGTTGCTAATTGATTAAACTCGTAAGGAGTTAGATAGCCACGTTGTTCCTTATTTAAGATACTAAGTACTGTAGTATATACCGTGTTTACGTTTATTGCCATTTTAATATTTTTAAAAAAAAAGGGTGGCGTTAACCACCCTTTATATAATCACTTGTTATTTGAGCTTTTTCTCTATTGATTTGTAAACTTCTAAACCTTCATCTGTCTTAAACCACGCAGCCATAGCTGAATATGGATTCTCATCAAAAGGAACATTCATTAATTTACGTCCATTACTAGCCCATGTAAAACTTCTATTATCACTTGAAAGTTTTATTATATTACTTTCTGTAGCTACAATAGCAAAGTTTCTTAGTTGTACGTTTTCGTCATTAGCTAAATCTATGAATAATTCAGGATTTCTTCTAGCAAATAATAGAGTATCTCTTTTTAATTCTTTAGTACTCATTTTGCTAACTGCAGAACCTATTTCTACTCGCATTATAGCCTCCATGAAATCAACTTCCATTTCCATAGCTACATTCATAGCTATCACTTCCATTTCTAAATTTTCAACATCATACACAGCATTAACCTCAGGGTCATGCTCAGTAAATATTAAATTATAGTGAGGATGTTTTTCTAAAAATTCTTGTAGATTTCTTTTTTCTTTAGGCACCATTAAATGACCATTGTTAAATACAACATGTCTTAATGTTACTTGTCCTTGTTGTTCGTCTACAAAAATACTTTCTTGATTAGTCGCGTATCTTAACTCTCTTTCATAACCTCTATCTGGGTCAAACCAGACTAATGGATATCTTCTTGAGTGTTTGCTTGGTAGAGTATAGGTTAAAGGATTTTTATTATTCATTAAATAATAATTTCTATCTTTATATTCCCATTGTTTTTTAGATTCTACCACATCTATTTCTTCATTTATTTCCATAATATATAATATAATATAATAATTAAAAAAGATCCCACCGAAGCGGGATCTTATTATTTTATGCTAATGTATAACTAATTAGCGGATGTGGCGTACCATCATCATCCATTCCTGAAAATACAGGAACGTGATAAGGATCTGCAATGCCAGCTTCATAAGCAGCATTCAGTTCTTGGTTCGCTACTAAAGTAGTAGTATCTGTACTAGCTAGATTCGTTTGCCAAAATACCTCCACAGTACTTAAAGTTGGGTGGGTAATTGCCATTGTGAATCTATCTACAGCTACTGGATTTAGTACTAACGGAAAGTCAACATCACAAATGATGTCTGATTCTGTTATGTCAGTTGTTTTGATTTTTATTAAAGCCATAATTTCTATTTTAAAATGTTAATAATTAATTAAGCTCCTTTTAATAACACGAAGTTATTTGCAGCTTGAGTTACTAAACATCTTTCAGATAAGAAGTGTACAGACATTGCATCTAAATCAGAAGTATAAGCTCCTCCAACTGAACCAGTAATCCAGTTTTTAAATCTTCTATCTTCAGTTTCAGAAGCTCTGTATCTTACGTGTAAGAATGGTCGTCTGATGTTTGAACCTAGCATTTGATCGTATACTGTTGAAGTTCCAGCAGGAACTAAAACACCATCAATAGCTTTATCCATACCTCTAGTTGAAGCATCATTTAGATATTTCCAATCAGTTTTGTAGAAGTCATAAGAACCTCTTCTAAAACCAGAGAAACCAAAGTTCAATGCCATTTCAGCTTCATTGTCAAAAAGACCGTAAGAAGCAGAAGCAGTAGAAGCATAACCTCCACCTGCCATAGCAGCAATCATATCATCAAAATCAAGAGCTGTTTGTCTACTTAAGAAAAGCATGTTTTCTTCAATAGCACCTTGTTTGTCTAAGTTTTTAAGGATTTCATCAAAATCTCCCATTGCACCTGAACCAGGAGCAGCAGCACCAGAAAATCCAGAGTATACATTACCTCTATCTTCGATAGCAGCAAACATACCTTGTGATCCTTCATAGTCTTGACTACTCAACGAAGTTGCTGCACCAGCAGCGGTTTTAGCATCCATACCTTCAACCATTTGCATTTCAAGATAATCTTCAAATCTCAATCTAGTTTCAGATTCAGCTTTTAGATACCATAAATATCCAGATGTCCCGTCTTCAGTAGCAACTTCAACCCAACCAATTTGAGCGGTGTCAGAACCATTGATTTCATATCTATCTTTGATAATTACAGGTCTGTTAGAGTACTGAGTAAAGTTTGGCTCAATAGATCCAACCATTCCATTAGTACCTTTTTTAAATTCAGCACCATATACAAATAGATTGATATTAGCAGTTCCAACTAATCCAGCAGGAAGAGCAGCAAGTCCATATAATCTACCTTTAAATTCAGTATTAGTTACAGTTTCAACTAACATTTTAGCAGTAACTAAACCTGTAGCTTGATCAGAAAGCAATACAGTCTGATTTGCTCTAATAGCATGTTTAGTTTGAGCAGCTCCACCTAAACCAGTGTCACTAATGTCTGGTTCAACTTCAATTTCATAAGTAAGACCAGCACCTGTTACAGTAATAGCAGAAGATAACCCTTTGTAAGCTACATGAAGTCTGTTTTGTTCTGACCATATAACTTGATCTGAAGTCATAGGCATTTCAGCCCCAACCATTCTCAAGAAACCAGACAAAGTCCTATTTCCGTATCTTTCTACTTCTGCTTCATAAAGCTCAGGTAGATATTGCTGTGCAAAATCATTAGCTCCGTTATTGAAGTCTAGAAAGTTTGTTTCCAACGCCATCTTTTTTTGCGCTGGAATAATTGATGCGGGAAAACTCCCGCCTGTTACAAAACTCATTTTTTTTAGTTTTTAGTTTATTTTCTTTTTTGTATTTTCAGTTTAGAACTATCAACACCATTAACCGCTTTGACTTTTAATCCATTTATATATATTTCTCCATTGTTTTGTGGACGTGAAGAAGCTTCTATATTTTTAGATTTATTAACCATATTTTTAATTCCATCGGCTTTACCTTGTTCATAAAAATGATTAGCAATAGTATCTGCGTTTTTAGCAGCGTATAAAGCTTTATGATATGATTCATGATCTATAATTTCTCCTTCTTCATTTAAGAACTTCTTAGCTAAAGTTTGAAATTCTGATTGATCTTTTACCAAATCATCTACATTGTTTACATTATACTTAAATTTTTTCTCTCCTAAATTAAACTCAAAACCTTTGAAATTTTCAGAAAAGTAATCTTTAGTTTTACTTGCAAACTCTTCTTTGTGCTTGTTTAGTTGTTGTTGTTTTTCACTGTATCTATTGAAAAAATCCATAGCTTTTTGCTGTTGCTGAGTAACTGAAGGTTTCAACTTGATCTCTTCATAGTATTTACTCTTTGTCTCTTCCAAAAAGTTTTTGGCTTTTGCAATTTCTTCTTTCATAGCGAGTTTTTTCTTCTTAACATCTCGCTCTTCATCCACATCTTCGTCATAACTAAAATTATCTTCCATTATGAATTCAATTTCATCTACTTCTAAATGTGGTTTAGTATTTTTATAATATTCTCTTAGTAATGTTTTATCATCTACTGTTGAATAATCTTTATTTAATCTAACATAATCTTGTAAAGTACCTCCTGTGTCTTCCATGAAGTTCACTAACTTCTTTAAATCTTGAGGTAGTTCTACTATTCGTTGGGGTTGTTTTTCTAATTCTTCACTTTTTGTAGGTATATCTTTTTCGAATACTTCTACTATAGGATTGTCTTTTACTTCAGTTTTTTCTTCGTGTGTTGATCCCACTTCTTGCAGTTCCACGTCTTGTTCTTTCTTCTTCTCTTCAGACTGTAACACAACTTTCTTTGTTTCAGGCTCTTGAACGGCATTTTCTCGTTTTTCTACGTTTATTTTCACAGTTTCACCCTGTTTAATTAACTTCTTAGGACGTCCTGGTTTTTTCTTAATTTTAAATTCACCTTGAGTTAATTCTCCTCCGGTTGTTTCTTTTATTTCTTCTGACATAATATAATATAATAATTAATAATAGTTACTGCGATAATAAATCACTGTATTTTGCATTAAAATCTACAGGTGGACCATCCATCTGCCTTTGAGTTATCATCTCACTTTGTTGACTTCCCTCTAACTTTGTTCTTTTATCTTTGCGATCTTCAATTTGTTTCTCTTTTTGTACCATTCTATCAACTTCCATTTGTTTTAACTCTAAATCAAACTGGTGTTGCATCTCCATTAACTGTCTCTTTATTACAGCTTCTTGCTCAATCTTTTTTATTTCAAAAGTACTCTTACCTTGTTCAACCTGTAATTCTGTTTCAGCAATAGCTTGTCGTTTTTGTACTTCCGCCATAGCCGCTCGCTCAGCAGCTTCTGCATTTGCTTCTGCTTGAACTCTTATTTGAGCTTCTTGATTAGCTTGGTCTTGTGCTGCTTTTTGTTTTCTTTTTAGTTTAAGAACTTGATTCGCGAGTTTTAGATTTTTTATCTCCCTTAATTCTATAGCATCTTCTAAATCAATTCCTCCTTGTTGTATAGACATTTGAATATTTTGCTCTAGTTGAGCTTTTTCTTCTTCATCTGGTGTTAAATCTAAATATATACCAAATTCATATAAATTCAAACTATACATATCTTCCAATGTTCCTACATTATAAGAACTTATACTGTTTCTCAACGCTTCTCTTGTTAAAGGATATTCTAAGGCATCTGATATTCTAAAAGATATATTCTCACATATCTTAGCTGATAAGAATAAACTAGCTTGTACAATATGTTTAGTAGCAGTATTTGAATTAGCTGCTGCTAATTTTTGCAATCCTACTAAAGACTTTTCGTTTGGCATACTACCATCTCTAGCTTCATTTAATCCTGTTACATCTCTCATCATCTGTAAATAATACTGATAAGTTTGGATTAAACTTTGCATTTTTGCACCTCCACTTGAACTCTGCAATTCTTGTATAGGAACTTTAGCAGGATTAGCTCCACCATCTTGAGTCATTGATCTACCTAATATACTACCCGTTTGGAAGTACATATTTAAGGCTTCAGCTGGGTTATAATTAGTACCATTGCCAAGATCTACTTCTGCTAAACCATCTACATCTAGAAATACCCCATCAGGAACCATCCTAGCTAATACTTGTTGCAACTTGAGATGTGTCAGTTGAATCATATCGGCAAAACCAGTCATACGACCTACAAGTGATTCAATCCTTCCTTTATACATTTTAGGAGCACATATATTGTAATTCATATTAACCTTAACAAGATTTGCTTCTGGTCTAACCATATTCTTAGCTAACTCCCATTTTAACATCATATCATGACCTAATATCTTAGCTCCTTCATATAACACTTCTATAGATCTAACTATACGATCAAACTTGTCACTTTTAGGAGGGTTGAAAGTATCTGGTTTTTCTAGTGCTTTTTCTAACCCAGTAGCAGTTTCTTTTATTTTAAAAACTTGATCACTATAAGTTTTGTATTCAAAATACAATACTGCTATACTATTACCATCTCTTCTTCCGTTAAATTGATAATTATAACTTCTACTGCCTGGATATTGCTGTATTCTTTCTAATTCTTCTGGTGTTAATTGAGGGAATTCTTTTTTTATCTCAGGTAAACTTATGTATTTAACTTCCCCTACATACCATAAATCTTGGAAATTAGGATCTTCTGTGTAAGAGTAAACTAAGTTAGCAGGATCTACATAATCCACTACTACACCTTCTGACAAGTTAAAGTTAGTTTTAACAGCTCCAATACCTAACACAACTAGATCTTCTGCTATTCTTCTACGGGTTAAATCATACTTGTTAAAAGCTAGTGTATTATTTATAGCTTCTTCTTCTGCTATTTCTATAGATTGCTTATAACTTAATTGCATGTGTACATCTAACTCTTCTTTGTTTTGAGGTAGATCCTCTGGGTTAGAAGTAGAATACATATTCATTCCTACTACTTGTTGGATTTGATCAATTAATTCTTGAGCTTGAATATCTCTTAACAAAGTCTCAGCATACTTTGTTCTTTCTTTTAATGACTGTGGATCCTGAGCATAAGCTTTAACTTCATATAGTTTGCTATCCATACCATTCACAACAATATCCACAAATTTAGGAATAATAGGAACTGGTTTCCAGTCTAAGTTTAAATAAGACAAATCCCCATTTATAGCTAATTCATCTTTGTATTTTTGAACAGATTGTTCAGCCCTAGAATATAATCTAAGATCTCTAAAATTATTGTAATTAGTGTTGTATCTACCAGATACACCAGTTCTCGTGCCGCTAAACCAATCTCCTTCAATTGCTCTACCAACTTGCCTTCCGTAGTCTAAACTAGCTTTAACTTCGTCAGGTACAACCTGATCTGGAAAAGAACTGCCATTATAAGTAGTTATTTGCATTTATTCTATTATTTTAGAGAAAACTCCCTTATTATTATATTTTTTTATACCAAAGTCAACTTGCTTCATAACTCGATCAGCTATTGGTTTGTACTTATTTTTGTTACAAGCCATTATAGCTAATCCCGAACTAATAGAAGCATCATGTTTAGTTCGATTATTTATATCAAACTGAGACCAATCTTCTAAAGTTTTTTGAAAGTACATATCTCCATATGTATCTCCAATTTGTCCAACATGTTCTTCTATGTATGACTCTATTGCAGCCGCGTGAGCTTGTTTTATATCTTGACTAGAGTTTGGTATTCCACCAATTTCTTTTTCTGTTATAGATAATTTATTCCATATCTTATCTGGTCTGTTCATAGAAAATCCTCTATATCCTCTTCTTTTTAAATAATATAAAAAACGAGGTTTATTGTTTTCACACAAAATTGGCATACTATAAAATATTAATGCCATTAAGATTTCTTCAAAGAATATTTCAGCAGTCTGAGGTCTTGCAATATACTCTAAGAAAAATTGATTTGGTGGCGCGTCTTCCATCGAAAATTTAGTTAGTCCATGAAGCGATCCATTAGATCCTTTACCATCCACAGTGCCACTGATATCATAAGAATCACATCCAAATGCTCCAATATGTTCATTTGCTGGATATTTAATTCCATTTTTTATAATTATTTTGTTTTGAACACTCCTAGGAGGAACCCAAGATATTAAAAATCTTCCTTCATTATTGGGAACAAATAATACTTTAGTATCTTTAATCCCATTTTCCCAAACAAAACCACCTTTAGTTACAGCTGATATATTATTTAGTTCTTCATTGTAATCAATTTGATCATATATCCTAGTCAAGTTGAATAAGCTGTTTTTAGTTTCATCTCTAAAAGCATGTTGTTCTGTACGAGGAAATTGTCTATAATATTCATTTAAACTATCTTGATCAGATTTTAATCCTTCAACTTCGTTTTCCCAGTG